AGCCCGAGGAGCGCCAGCTTTGGCGACGCTACGAACGCGGCCTTCGCGTCGTCCAGGTCGGCGACGCCACCCGGCCGCTGTCGGGAGACAACGCTCTCGAGTGGCTCGGCGACGACAAGCTCCGCGTCCTCCTCGAGGACCTCGTCAACACCTACGGCACCCAGTTTCGGACCGCGATTACCACCGCACAGGTCGAGGACCGCCTCGAAGACCTCATGGAAGAGGCCGGCTGCCACCGGCCCGAGCTGATGCACTTCGGCAACGAGAAGTCCCGGAACGACTTCGCGACCGAATCCGTCGGCCTCGTCAACGGCTGCATGGACCCCGGCGACGACTACGTCCTCGACCTCTTGGCCGAACTCGGCCTCGACGCCGAAGTCGAAACCGTCGTCGACGAAGACGGCGACGTCCACCGCGCCCGCGGCCGGGGTTTCGACGGCGAGGACGCCGACACCGCCGCCGAGATTCTGGCGTCGGTCCGCGAAAACCATGTCGCGCAGGCCGCCGGACGCTACGCTCGCGACCCGGGGGACCCGGACACGACCGCGACCGTGTTCGTCCGCACCGACGCCACCCCCACAGGATTCGTCGACATCCAGACCCCCGGCGTCACGTGGACGTTCACCGACCTCCAGCGCGAGATCGTCACCCAGCTGCGCTCGACGACCAGCGCGCTAACGACCCGAGAGGTCGCCGACGCCGTCGGATGCAGTAAAGAACACGTCCGGACTACACTGCGCCGCCTCCAGAAAGAAGGCGTCGTCCAGGCGTTCGAGCAGGAGGGCGAGCATGGTGCGACGCTCTACAGCGACGCCGGTGTGCCGAACTCGGGCGTCGTCAATGTCGCAGAATCGCCAACGGGGCCGTATGGGGTAACCAATACGTGGTCGTTGGCGATTCGTGACCCGCCCACGGCCGAGATCCCGGCTCAGAGTGAGTCGTCCACGTCGACCGAGGCTCGAACGGTGGTGTGGGACTGGCAATCGAGCAGTGACCCACCGAGTTAGCGGTCCGAAACCCGACGTGTTCGTCCTGCGGAATAGCCACCGGTCTATCCAGCAACACAAATGAGCTCGCTTCGAATAAACTCCGACGCGGTCGCCAATCTCCCGCCGAGCGCGAAGCTCGTTTACTTAGTCCTCCAAGAGGTGGACCCCCTAACACAGGCGGAGCTACGACAGCGGACACAGCTCCCCGACCGCACCGTCCGGTCCGCACTGGAGCGCCTCGAGGAGGCCGGCGTGATCGAGAGCCAGCCCTACCTGGGCGATGCCCGGCAGACGCTGTACGGCCTCGTCGAGGAGTAAACAATCGTCGTTTCAGCCGGTTCATTTTCACTTATCCTCCTTACGTTGGTAAGAAGACTTGTCGCCCAACCGTAGGCACGCTTTCGACGCGTGCCCTGGGCGAGAAAAACCACCGCTCCCCCGAGCGGACGAGATCT